TTTAAATACGTATTTAATTTAAAATTATTTTCTTTTATATTATTAAATAAAAATATGTCTGGTGCAACAGCCGCTCATGCTGCTTATAACGGATCTGGAACCCAGGGTCTTGCTGTAACAAATACTGCTTCTGGAAGCAGTGACGTAATTTCAGTTTTTTTTAACAAAAATGATACAATTAAGCAGTTACTTTATGGTGCAGGTCTAGTAGATGTACCTCCACAGGGTCTTTCGGGTGGTTCGGGGAGAGCCGTTTATAATTTTGATTTAAATAATGATGTAGATTGCATAGGAGACATCTTTTTAGAAGTTAAAGCAACCTTTGGTGCTGGCACCTATGATGAACTTAATGAAACCTTTGATATTCTTAACGTTATATCACGGATAGAATTTAAAGTGGGTTCCCAGACTTGGCAAACACTTGAGAATAAAGACATCATCGCTTTAAATCACACCGAAACCCCAGAAAGCTGCTTTTTTCAGAGTGCCGCCCAAATGTCTGGTTTCTTAAAAGGTAGTACACCTGAAACTATTCGTTATAGAACAGATCCAACCAATAACGAAAATGGAACTACATTAGGGGGAATTATCCCTTTGCATTTATTGACTAAAAATTTCCATACCCCCCTTGAATCATATTCCAATATCACAGAGGATGGGTATTTAATGGCAGCTGCACCTACTCAGGGTGTAAGAATTGATATTTTCGTTTCAAATGTGTCTGTAATTAGTCCGGGGATTACATCGGTAAGCATTAATTTATATACAAAAAATATTGTAATGTGCGATATGGAACGTCAGCAAATTCTAAGTTCATCACTTGCAAAACGAATTAAAATTACTCAAAATTCTATGGTAACTGTTATACCATCCATAGGTATAAGAGAAGTTGTTATGACATTAGATCAATTCTCTTTGTATACATCTCATTTGGTTATAATCACAACAATTCCTTTTCACAAAATTGATACATTTGAATTAATACTCAATACTTCTTCTTTTTCGGGGGCTATTCCTAAAGAATTGCTTACCATCCAGAGTCATTCACTTGGTTTGTATTCAAATTCAACCAATGATACACTAGGATATGATAATAAGTCTTATTTTATTTTCCCTCTTGCTGCTAGTGCATATTCTGGTTCCAGTGTTCCTTTGAATAGATTTGATAATATAAGATTGATAATTAAGTTACCCAACGGACTGGACCCGCGCTTAGAAGTTATATCACCTGCTGGAGATCTAGGTGTTAATACTTCTCCACATGAAATTAATGTAACATGTGTAGGTTGCACAACTGCTCTATATAAAAATCAGACCGCATCTATTTCTATGTACTAGACACAATATTCTAATTTTCAAAAAATAATTTTAAATACGTATTTAATTTAAAATTATTTTCTTTTATATTATTAAATAAAAATATGTCTGGTGCGGTCGCAGTACATTCCGCATATAATGGATCTGGAACACAGAGTCTCGCTGTAACGAATACTATTTCTAATGACAACGGTGATGTAAATTCAGTTTTCTGGAACAGACATGACACAACTAAACAATTACTACATGGTTCTAGTTTAGTAGAAGTTGTAAGCTCGGGTGCATTCGGTGGTGCACCCAGTTTCGGTGGTTCTAAAATTTTTAATGTAAATAACGATATTGATTTCATGTCGGATCTATATCTACATCTTGATCTAGCTGTCACAGCTGATTTTACAGCTGCGGAAGAGGGCGACGATGAAGGACTTGGTACGAGAGTAGTATATGATTTTGAATTAAATCATGGTTATCAGTTTGATATAATTGAGCGGATTGATTTCATGGTAGGCACACAGATTTGGCATACTCTTAGTGGCCACGATATAAAGGTACTTACAAAATCGTTTTGTATTCCAGGGAATTCCGATAAAATGACAAAGCCTATTAGCAGACAAATGTTTTCTGCTCAAGGTTCGGGTAAACCTGCTATAGCAACCGATGTATCTGCTTTCAATTCTGGGATAGGAAATGACTCCGTTCTCGGGAGAACAGCAATAGTGAATTCGGTTCTTTGGATACCAGGTTTAACAGCGACGTTAGCCGGACAGATGCGTAAATATGCGGATATATCCGAGAATGGGTATATCCAGGCCGCCGCTCCCCAGCAGCAGATTAAAATCAAGGTTACATTTGTATCTGGTGGTATAGGAATTAACAAAATGAAGTCTACGCCTATTCCTGGCAATGAGAACAATAGAGATACATTTGATCCAGCAACTATTGGAGATGTACAATTGACTGGAAAAAATAGTCTTCCAACATATATAAAAAATACCTTGGGTGGTATTTATACTAATAATACAACTGCAGAGCGCGGGGAAATTCTAATAGCTACTGATAACCCCCTAGCGAACGGTAATCTAACAATTGCTCCTTTTAACACTATTGTTCTCGGTTTTATAGATAGCAATGGGACAAACGAAGCAGAAGTAGATCCAACTATTCTAGATATGTCTATTAGATTAGAAAATGTTAGATTATTTGCCAAGCAGATAATGTTTACAAAGGAAGAGAGACTTCAGATTAGAAATATCCCAGACGGTTTGCCATGGAAAACAAAGATGACTCAATCGGTATACACTAGTGTCACTAACGGTGAAGAAACTAAAACATTAGATCTGGATTCATTTTCTCTATATGCATCGCATCTGATAATATCGGGGCGTTTATTTTCTACATATGTAAAAGAAATTGAGCTTAAACTAAACTCGTCTTCATTTGCGGGTACACTACCAGCTATTTTACTTAAAAATCACGGTGCACAGAGTATGAGTTCCTATAGTGGTAAGACAATTGGAGTTAATAAACATCTTGGTACGTCAGAGCCATCGTATTTGAAGTATGAAATACCTGACCTTGTATTTCCTCTAGCGAGTACAATTTATTCTGGTTCGTCCATACCTTTAAATAGATTTGATAGTATTAGAATGATTATTAAGTTTTATGCGCCTGCAACCAGTGGTTTTATCAATGTAACATGTGTAGGTGAAACTACTACACTCTACAAGGGTGGTAGCGCTACACTAGCTATGTACTAAATTAATTAAAAAAAATATATAATTATATAAATAAAAGAATGATGTATATAATTATTCTTTTATTTATAGTGTACTACCAGGAGGGTAGATTATAATATTCCAGGTTTAGTTCAGTTTACATTAAACTAAGACGACGATAACTATCTAAACTACTGTAGCGTCGTTTAATTAAATTGCATACAAATCCAAGAGGGTATTTAACAGTTTCGTATATATTTTCAACAAAATCTATATGTTCTCCCATTTTTTGTGTGTTTTTAGAAATGTCTTTTTCCAAAATAGATAAAATACTATTAATTTTAGAATCTAAACTTTCTATTTTAGAATCTAAACTTTCTATTTTAGAATCTAAACTTTCTATTTTACATTCTAGGTTTTCCATTTACACATTAAGAATTATTTTAATATCTTTAAAAATATTAATAATAAAATAGTTACTTGTACTATTAAACCTGATACCCCATCGTGATACATTCCTCTTATTGTTCCTAAATCTTTATAATATGTTTCATCTAAAGTTGGAAATAGTTTACTAAATTTCATTACAAATCCAAAAAGAGCACTTACGACAAAAGTAATACCTAACAAATAATATAAATTAGATAAAAATTTAAATTCCTGTCCGAGTTTTACTATTATCAATTGAGTACACGCTCCTACAAAACCAGCTACTAAAGCTGCAGACAGTAGATCTAGTTTTTCAAAATAAGGAGTTAAATAACCGATAAACGGAAATGTATTTTGAATAGATGTAGGTAAACTAATGTAATTTTCACTCATTTTACGCAAAACTACATCCCATAATGCAGAAATTACAAATGTAATTGTAATCGTTTTATAAATATTAGCATCTAATTTCATTTATAATATAATGAATATTTTTTATTCTAAATCCTGTGTAATTATTGCAATGTATCTATCCTTCTGTAAAGATTTTATATCGCGATAAAATCCAAGTTTCTGAGTTAAATTAAACTCTGGTTTTAAAAGTGCTTCTTCTAGAATATTAATTTTTACGTTAATAATACGAAGATTGTAATTAATCAAAAGTGATAAAACAAATAAAATGTATACCATATTACTATAAATACAATAAAATTAAATAGAACTTATAAAATTCCATTTTAAATCTTTACATATATTTTTCCATATTTCTTCTTGTTCAAATAATTTTTCTCTACTTTTTAAAAGTGGAAAATATATCAAATAATCATTTTTATCTAGTAATTGGAAAAATTTATGTAACGTGTATGAATAACTCAAAAAATTTTTCCTATTCTTTGGACAATGTTTTTCAAATGGTTCCTGTATTTGATTAAACATACATTCTAATTTTTTTTCCAATTCTTGATCAATTATTAATCTTTTATTTCCAGTTATTTTAATAATTATATTTGGAATATGTTCGTAGTATTTATTTAATTTTAATTTTTTTAAAAATTGTTTAATTTTAAAAAAAGTTATATCTTTTTTATCGGTTATTCGTTCTTTTTTAATTTCAGCTAGTATTAACATGATAATATCCTCTGGTATAATTGAAGATTCATTTCCTTGAGTTTGAGATATCCATTCTTTAAAATGATTTGTTCTCTTATAACAATATGGTTTAATATATTCATGTGTTTCCGAATGATTCCATTCAGTAACATTTGTTACATTACAAACTTCGGTAGACGAACAATTAAAACATAAATTTAATCCAACTGATGGATCACATGTTAAATTAGAACCACACTCTTTACATGTATAAGTCTTGCGTGTAATATGATGTTCTTTCACTTCTGATGGAAAACACGTTGACATATATCTTTTATACATCAATTCTTTATCATTTTTAGAATCTAATGTAATATATTTTGATATTTCCCCATCAATAATATCATCATTATCTTCAATATATTCCGGTAATTTATTAAATAATTCTCTCCATTTTGAATCATATATTCTGAAAGTGAACTTGATTCAAAAAGTATTGCAGTGGAATACATTCCGCATATCCATGCAAGTTATGTGTTTCTAAAACTATTCGGCTGGATTTTATGAATTAAAGGTTGTGCTTGAAGATATAAACGAAGAAGTTTTTATTTGTTTTTATTTCCTTGAAAAACTGCAATTAAGGCTGCTATTGCAAGAACAACAGCAAGGGCTTTTTGTCCATTTGAATTGTAATATTCAAATAATCCTGACCTGTAACAAGAAAATGCAGATGCAGAGAAACAAACATGCAAAAATGTATCTGCATTTGAAATTATTCCTTAGATCCATTTTACAAGAAGATAGAATGTGCATGTTGGTGGGTTTTAAGATTAATTATTCTACATTTTGAAAATTCTCCTTGTTTTGAA